TCCCCGAAGGGAAAGCGGAGTATCGGAATCGAACCGACGACATCTAACTTGGAAGGATAGCGTTCTACCGCTGAACTAACTCCGCGAGGCAGGCAAGGAGGGACTCGAACCCCCGACCAACGCATTAGAAGTGCGTGGCTCTAATCCAACTGAGCTACTTGCCCTTGCGTTTTTCTTCGAAGTATATAGTATAATACTTCTTCTTCATTTTGTCAATGATTTCCATGTCTTCTTCGAAACCCATGTACTTGAGAAGTTGGTATGACCCCTCAAGTTCACTTATCAATCTTAACAGATTAGTTGGTTCTCTGTCAAGGCCTCCAAAATCATATTTACTTAAATCACCCATCGATTGGAATTAATGAGAACATACCATTTAGATCCTCTTTCTTATTTGGATCATTCAAATGAATATCAAATCCTAAAGTGATTCTTGGCGTATCAAAATCTTCATCAACAACAACTTCATGTTCCCTATATCCAGGGCCTATGTAAATGTTACCGACTTGATTATCAATTTCATAATCAGTAAAAACTGTCCTTGATTTCTTTGGATCTATACTTATATATCCATGATAGTCCCACTCATGATTGTGCCATTGTAAAACTTGTTCTGGATAATGATAATTGATCCAACACTGCATCCATTTTGATTGATCACTTGGAATATATTCATTGATTAAATTTTTAAGTTCAATGAATAACTTATGTGATAATTGTGATGGTGCAGTTAAAGTGAAAAAATTATACTTATAATAGGACCATGTAGAATCTTCACCATTCATTACTTCCTGATGAAGATTATGAGCTTGATCTATCAATTTTATAAATTCATTTTGATTATGAATTATCAATTCAGATTTATGTATCCTATAATCCATAAAATTATTCAAAGGGAATATCGTATTTTATTTCAACAACAAATTTATCGATATCTGTTTGATCTGAAATATGAATAAATGGATTATGTCTATAAGTGGCATTAGAATCACATCTAATGATTGTATTTGGAATTGGCAATACAGATTCTATTTCATTTTCACCAGTAAGAAATTGAACTTCACCTCTTCTTTCAATATCATAATCTAAATTAGTGAAGTAAAGAAATGTTGTTCCTTCTTTTTGATCACTATGAAATGATTCAAAATCCCAATTTTGAAGACATCTTACCACTGTTTTATATGGAATGGCATCTTTATATGATGGAAAATGTTTTCCAATATTTTTGACCATCAAATTATATAAAGTTTTTTCGCGAGGAAGAAAATCATCTGGATTTGGAATATGTACTTCAATCTCTACATTATCATCCTCATTTTCATATAGATAGGTTTGTTCCATTTCCAGATCAATAGATCCATCTTCTGCAGGATATAGAGCTTCTATTAAAGACTCTCTAGATGCAGAGGATCCCTCAAAAATAAAGAGGTCAATCAACATTTCAGTGCTGATTTCTATTTCCTCACCATTCAAGTATTTTTTTAAGGCTTCTGGAAAAAATCTAGTTGGGCCAATTTTAAAAATTGTAGATGTTGGCACAACTTTATTGGGATCGATATCATCACAATCATTGTCTAGAGGAATCTCTGGATCATAAACTTTTTGATTGATTTCTTTTTGCGCCTCAGCATCAAGAAAATCTTTTTTTATTTCGTATACCATTTTTGTTATGCAAAAGTTAATTTTTTAACATAATCATATGCATATAGTTCACGATGACCTTTGATTCCCCACCCTAACCAATAATAAGCAGGAACCATATACTGAGAAACTGTACGGCCTGGACCTTCAAACTCTGGAAGGTAACGTTGGAAGACATTCTCGTTGATCATATATGCAGTCTGACCCTCAAGTGTAGAAGGATCATATCCATACTTGGCAGAAAACTTACCAAGTCCATCATAGCGTCCAATAGAGGTCCACTGAATAAGACCATAACCACCAGAATGACACTGGTTATAATTTACCCGAGCACCACCTTCACAAATGTTGGGATGGAAATTGCTTTCAGATTTAATGTTACCAAGAATCGTTGCAAGAGCATTACGATCAGTGATTCTTGTTTTCTTTTGAAGTTCTCCAAGAACGTATTTTTCGTTCTCATTACAGGTTGGACAAGTCCATACCTTTTCTACAACTTCAAGTTTAACTGCCTTCTCCTCGTTGACAGTCACATCAACCTCTGGAGGATTATTGATCTTATCGATTGAAGGATATGCACAAGCGGCAGGAATTGAAATTAAAAGTGAAAGAGGTAGTAGTTTTTTGATCATTAAATTAATTGAATTCGGCATCCACCTCTGTGGGTGGCTCAAAGTAGTCTTTTCGGTAGTACCTTCCGAGGATGTTGCTATTATAGTAGGCAGGGGTGCCATCCGTCAAGGCCTCGGTCAGTACATTATTTAGAAAGAGTTGACGTGTCTCTTCATAGTTTACACGCCCTGGGGTTTTATGGAGTGAAAGTATTTCTCTTCTAAAATTATCCCGTCCATATCTTTTAATATCGTCTTTAAGCTCTGGACAAGAACCATAGTAGTTTCTCCAGTTACTTTCAGACGTAACTCTTCTCCGCTTTTTAGTCTGATCAGAAACTCTAGGCTTTCGTTTTTGCCAGAAATACTTTCTTCCGATGTAAGAACGGTTGGTGGTGCTACAGGTAATCTTGTAAACAAAGCCATAGTTGTCCCCAATAAGGCTCCCGTCAAAATCGGTGCCCATATATTGCCAGGGATTTGAATATTCTTTATTTTTTGCCACATAATCATGACGAAACTAAAAATATTTAGTTAGTCTGGATAACCATCATCGTCATCAAAGACTTCATCATAGTCTCCCATGACAGCTGAATTAAATCTGTCAGGAGTTGTATATGATTCTGGATCCGAATAAACTTCGGATTCTAACTCCTCTACAATTTCTTTGAGGGCCATTACTAATACTTTAAGTTTAGCTCTGTTCATTTCTCTTTACCTCTAACAAGGCAATTGTACATAAAAAAAGGGGACCTGTCAAGGCCCCCTTCGGATTGATTAAAAATTAGACTCCACCGTGTCTTGCTGGATCAAACTGACTTAAACCATAAGTGGCAGTATCAAGTGAACTAAATCCACCGCCGCCACGACCTCCACGACCACTACTACGACCACCACGTCCACCTTTACTCGTATTTCTCAGGAGCTGCTGACGATACCGCATATCTGCACGGGTGCCACTATCCATTCTACCCTGAGATCCAGGTTTGGTACTGCCGCCTGGGTCAGGTTGCATACCAGGGTTTGCTGCCTTGACTCTGCTACCGTGAGTGTATTCAGCACCACTCATGGTTCCAGTGCCAGAAACCATACTACCTCCAGGAGAACGTGAGTTCGCATATTGTGTGGAAGTTTGACCATGCCTACCAGCATAACGCTGTCGCCCTTGCTCATAAATGTCGTATGCTTGTTCCGAAAACTGTCTAAATGTTTTCATTGTAATTAAACCCCACCAAGTCTTGCTGGATCAAACGAGCCAATACCATAAGGTCCTGGCGTTGCGGTGTCAAGTGAACTAAATCCACCCCCACCACGACCACTACGGCCACCTCTACTTTGATTTCTCAGTGCCTTACGACTCAATTTCTTAATCTGTTTAGGGGTAAGAACTTCCCCTTCACCACTTGGGCCAGCATCGGGAACCCAGTTACTAGGAGGAGTATAGTTGCTTCCAAAAGACTTAATGTTGGCCTTCACACGCTGAGTATGTTGTTTGTTACTAGTACGACGTGAATCTTCTTCGATATCGTATGCTTGTTCGGAAAACTGTCTAAACGTTTTCATTGTAATCAGACTCCTTTTAGACCACCATATTTGTACTGTGGGTTTCCTTGCTGATAACGCTTCCAAGCTTCATTGTTTAGTTTCTTGTCAAGATCAGTAACTGTGTAAACTTTCTTCGCCTCCATAGCGAGAAGTTCAATATTCTCATCATCCATCTCGGAGATGATGTAGTTTGCTTCGTCAATGGACTGAGCTTCACCGTTCCAAATAAGGAACTCAACCATTGCAGACTCCAAATAGACCTGCTCAAGGATGCTGTTGATGAATTGATCACTCATACCCTCAATCATGCTTAGAGCGCCGTCTAGGGTATCTGCATACCCCTCAGTGAAGAGGTGGTTGACCACTAGGTCTAGTTCGTTAGACTCCTTCTTTGTCTTCGGTGCAAGGTAATCTTGGATTTCTTTATATCCAGACTGTCCTGGTTTAACTTTCTTAGCAAGTTCTGGGAAATTCTTTGCCCATTTTTGCATTTTAGTTAATCCAGAAGAATCAGATTGCTTCGTAGGAGTTGATGTAGATCCACCACCAGAGCCAACCACAGGTATTCTAACTGGTCCAGTTGATCCACCACCGCTACGAGGAGCAGGAGCAGTTGATCCACCACCGCTACGAGGAGCAGTTGATCCACCACCGCCACCGCCGCTGGAAGGAGCAGGAGCTCTTTCATCACCAGCTCTTGGTCTGATAGGAGCACCACCTGGTGATGCTGGGCCTTTTGGAGCAGGAGCTCTTTCATCACCAGCTCTTGGTCTGATAGGAGCTCCGCCTCCTGTTGAGGGTTCTTTTTTCGGCGTTGGAGAAGGTGTTCCAGGTTGGCCATACTTAGGATTGTTATACTGACCTTCTTGGGGTGGAATGTTTGCCAGTCCAGTTCCAGTCCTACTTGGCCGTGTAGGAGAAGGTGTTGGTCTACCAGAACCTTGTCCAGGGCCTTGTCTACCAGAACCTCCTTTTTTATCACTGCCGCTAC